GACACTGCACGAAATCAAGAATATCGGGATGTGTAATATCGAGATGAATAACACACGCCCCATTCCGGTACGTGCCACCTCTCCTAAGAATTTCATTTAATGTTGAGTAGATTTTTGCGAATGATGTGGGACCTGACGCAACAAGTGTGTCACTTCCCTTAATAGACTCAGTACCCTTGGGTCTGAGTTTTGACAAGTGGACCGCGACGCCTGCTCCATATCGGAGAGCGTGTGATACAAATCTCCAGCTTGCTTCAATTCCATTTGGTCCTTCCATTGAGTCTTCAACTACGAAGACAGTGCATGATACGGGTAGTCGAGAGTTAGGATTATCTATCCATTGTTGAACTCTCCCAGTTCTGGCTATCGTGTTCGGTTCTAAATTCGATCTCATTTTGTAGGTAGTGGATTGCTTTTTTTAAATCTTCTATATCGTTATCTTTGTACCCTGCTCTGCATACATATTTGATGACATTGCCTAAATGGAAATTCAATCCTTGCATTCGGATGAAATCCCAAACATCGACAGTGCCTCTTCTGTAGTAAGAGGGTCCATATCCGTTGGTGGTTTCGGCCATTTTTTTATAAGGTTTTCTAAACAGTTTGATAAAACATATGCTTGCTCTTGAAGAGCTATAAATACCGTTATGATGTCTTCCTTTCTTGTCTCTGGTTTCTCCAGTAGTATCTCAAGCTTACGCAACTTGAAGTCTTGAGTTGTTGTCAACTCTGTAATTGGGTCTGGGAGTCCAAAGGATGGGTTGTTTGGTTTCATGGTCATAATCATTAGTGGTGAGTATTCGTGCAAGTCGTGCATTAACTAATGCGTCTTGCTCTGTCATTCCTTTTTCTTCAAAAGTTTCTACTACTGCTTGCCAGGTATAACCTTTCTCCTTAAATATTTTCTGTGCACGTTTTTGTCCTATTCCTGGAACGCCAGAATATCCATCCGTGTTATCTCCAGAAAGTGTTTGTGTTAGATGCCATTTAGCTCCCTCTTCAGGTGTAATGTCTACCGTTTCGTTGAAGTCGTATAACTTACCTGGTATCTGTCGCATGTCTTTGTCGGGAGACACAATCATGTTGCCTTCATACTTAGTTGCGTAGATGCCAAGACTGTCATCAGCCTCCAGCGTTGGTTTAACAATTACCTGGTAATCATTCTTGAGCTGATTTATCACTCTTTTAAAGCCACATGGCTTTTTTCTATTTCTATGACCCTTGTATTCTGGTAAAATTTTTTTCCTAAAATTATTAGGACTTGTAAAAAATAAGAGAATATCCTCAGAAAACGGAAACTGAGATTGTATCTTCTCTAATTCTTTATTAACTAATCTGTAAGCGTCACTAAAAAGTGAAGTTACTAAGATTACGTCATCACCAAAATCAAGCTCTGTCTCAGCAGCTGCACAGCATTTATATACTATGTAGTCACAGTCAATAAGTAGTTTCATTAGGTTTTAAATAATTAATAGCTTTTTGTAAAAGTTCAATATTTTCTTTAAATGATCCGAGACCTGTATTGCACTCATTGCACAGCCAACCTCTAAAAACTAAAGTGTTGTGGCAATGATCTAGATAAGTTTTACAAACCTTGCCACACAACTCACATTGTTCTGTTTGTGGTGGTGCATTTTTTCTTATTTCTCTTCTTTCTCTATTTATTTTGTTATCGCAACTTTTACAAAAATGTTTATAGTGTATCTTCTTAGGAGTTGTATTACATATTTTAAAGTCAGTTATAAATTTATGTTCTTTACATATACTGCACTTCTTAGTGGACCTCGCTCCAATTAGTTCCTGATTTTGATTCGGCTGCAATTGGGCATCGCAACTTGTAATAAACTCCAGCTTTAACTGCTGAGTCTTCAAGTGTAGTCTTTACCTCTTCTGTATATTTCGGATCACATTCGTATTGCAACTCGTCATGGATGAAAGCGAGTTGGTTAGTGTGAGTATTTTGTAATCTGTCGTTTGCTATTACCATCCATCGTTTAGCGATGACACCAGCACCACATTGCAAAAGGTAATTTAATCCTTTATGTGGACTGTCTACTAA